AAACCGGCAAAATAAACAGATAATTGAAGCGGCGGCTGAATTTGTTATTTCAATGTTTCCACAATTGGCGCCGGAAGAATTGAAAGAAGCTTTCAAAATGGCAGCCGCCGGAAGGTTTGAAGGGCTGAATATTGAAACCTATTACGGGAAATTTTCCGTTCAAATACTGGGCAAAGTCTTAAAAGCTTATATTGAATTCAGAAAAAAATGTTTGGCAAAGTATGAAAATATGTTGCAAATTGAACAAAGCCGGGCTGAAGATGTAAACAAGGAAGCAAAAAACGCCGCAATTCGCACAGAAATAGGCCAAAAATACAACGAAATGAAAAAACTGTATATTGACAAGGGCGAAATAAAAGAAGGGCTTATTAAGGCATTTTGGGCAAAAATATTGATTGAAGAAAAAATTATTGACTTTACAGAAAACGAAAAACTTTCAATTTATAGCCAGGCAAAGGAAAAAACAAAGAACGAATACAAAAAAAAGCTGTTAAAAAATGAAGTGAAAGCTTCTGAAAAAATGCAAGTCAGAAACATTTTAAAAGAATTAAAAGAAGGTATTGAAACAAAAAATTTTAAAGCCGCTGTGATTAATGAATATTCAAGGCTTTTAATAATAAAAAGTATTTTGAAATGATATTAAGAAGATTAGGCAACAAAAAGAAATTAGCTAAACAAATACAAGCGTTTTTCCCTGAACATAAAATATACATAGAGCCTTTTTTTGGCGCGGGTGGTATGTTTTTTAATAAGCCAAAAGCAAAATATAATATTGTTAATGACTTAGATAGTGACGTATTTAATTTATTCCAAGTTGTAATGGACCAAAAAGACGAACTTGAAAGGGCGTTTTATATGATGCCTATACATAGCGATTTATTAGAATATTGGAAAACAAATAAAGAAACCGACCCAATAAAAAAGGCTTTAAGGTTTTTGTTTTTGAGTAATTTTACTTTTCTAGGTAGTGGCAACGGGCTAAGAATTGGCGCAAGTGGTGGAACAAATAAAAACATAGTTGTAAATAATTTAAATAGTACTTTTGATAAATTAAAAAACGTACAATTAAACAACTGTAATTATAAAAAGTTTATTAATTCTATACGTTTTGACGATAGAAAAAACCCAACGGAAACAAACCAAACCTTTATTTATGCCGACCCGCCCTACATTAATACAAACGATAATTATAGTAATTCTTTTACTAAAACCGACTCTTTAGAACTATTTGAAGCCCTACAAAAAACGGGTTGCCGTTGGGCAATGTCAGAATTTAACAACCCGTTTATTTTAGACCAAGCAAAACAACGGGGCTTAAATATTCACTTTTTAGGCAGCCGCCAAAACCTAAAAAATAGACGTACTGAAATACTAGTGACCAACTACGAAAACAGACAAATAAAACTATTTTAACTATGATCTTACGTAGATTAGGCAACAAAAAAAAGTTAGCTAAACAAATACAAGCGTTTTTCCCCGAACACAAAATATACATAGAGCCGTTTTTTGGTGCGGGTGGTATGTTTTTTAATAAGCCAAAAGCAAAATATAATATTGTTAACGACTTAGATAGTGACGTATTTAATTTATTCCAAGTTGTAATGAACCAAAAAGAAGAACTCGAAAAGGCTTTTTATCTTATGCCTATACATAGCGATTTATTGAATTATTGGAAAACAAACAAAGAAACAGAACCAATAAAAAAGGCGCTTAGGTTTTTGTTGTTGTCTAATTTTACTTATATGGGTAAAATGGATACTTTGCACATGAAAGCAAGGAATACACCAAAAGATATTTTTTTTAAAAACATTGAATCAACTTTTAAAGATTTAACAAATGTAAAATTTAATAATTGCGAATTTAAAAAATTTTTTAATCAAATTTCTTTTACTGATATTGATTTCGGTAAAAAATCAAATGAAAGAAAATATACTTTCATATATTCAGACCCGCCCTATATTCAAACTGTTGACACTTATTCAAACTCTGACACTTGGAAAGAATCAGATTCTTTTGAATTATTTGAAGCACTTGAAAAAACGGGCTGTAAATTTGCCTATTCTGAATTTAACCACCCCTTCATACTTCAGCAAGCAAAAGAAAGAAATTTGAATGTTCATATAATAGGAGAAAGACAGAACCTGAAGAACAGAAGAACTGAAATACTAGTGACTAACTACGAAAACAGACAAATAAAACTATTTTAAAAGATGATTGAAGGCCAAAAAATAAGCACAAAGCAAATAAGAACAGCAAAAAAGCACAGGCCCGGAAGCCCTGAAGACAAAGCGCCGGTTTTTATTGGTCCGGAAATAATGCTTGTTTTTGTCCGGCAAGAAAAAGAAAGAATGATTTTTAAAACAAAAACAGGATTATTTTTGTATTTTGATTCTGTAATTTTTGATATAAACAACTATAAAAAACAAAATGAAGAATAAACAGAAGCGGCCCAAATGTCCAATTTGTGAAAAATTTCTAAGAGAAATAATAAACAAAGGCACTTGTAATTTTACAACAAAATTAAGGTGCAGCAATTGCAAAAAGACATTTCAGAAGGTTCAAAAAATAAACGATTGCAAACAATATTAAAATATTCTTAACACAACAAAAACAAAACAAAATGATTAAGCTAATTAACACAACATTGAAAATTTTAATGTATATTATCAGTATTACTTTAATTTATTACGGCTTCAGTAGCTTCAAACAAAAATTTGATGCTTACGATCTTCCGCAAAAAATAGAAGCAAAAAACACAGCACCAAAAAAAGAAATACAAGAAAAGAAAGATACAACAGAAATTTACCCAGGAAGGCACACCACAAAACCCGGAAGCACAAAATATAATTTGCTTGCTTTGCCACAAAACCGGCTTTGGCTTACTTCTTCAGAATGGAAAGGGCAGCACATAATAAAAGAATTAAACAACTGCCCAATTTTGAAAGCCAGGTTCAAAGCTTGGAAGAAAATTCACATTCAAACATTTGTTGAGTGGATCGGCAAAGAAGCGCAGAAAGAATATAATTTGAAAAAGTTTAAAGATATTCCGGCGGCCCTGGTAATAGCACAAGCAATAATTGAAAGTAATTTTGGCCTTTCAAAGCTTGCCGCTTCAAATAATTTATTTGGACACAAGCACAGAAAGAACCGAAAATTCACAAAATCTTTTGTAATTGCTAAGGATGATAGCGATAAAGACCGCTTTTCAATCTATATTTCAAAGTGGCACTGTCTGAGATCACACAGCTATTTGCTTTTAAAATACAGCAAAAGAATAAAAGGAAAGCCAAGCCTTGAAAAATGGCTTCGGGCTTTATGCGGCGGCCTGACTATTGAGCAATCAAAAAAACACGTTGAAAACGGCGGCACAGTTTACGCTACTTCATGCTATAAAGGAACGTGCTACGCTGACAAATTAAAGGCAGTAATTAAAAAATACAACCTGAAAAGATTTAATTAAATGAACAAAACACAACAAAATGAAAGAATGCAATAAGCTTTTACCTTTGCGACAGCTTCAGCATAGATTGAAAAAACAACAGGAAAAAAACAAAAGCCTTTCTTTGAAGCTGAAACAAACCCGGCTTGATCTTAGAACTTCAAAAGCCAGGGCAAACAAAGAACAAAAAAGAAAACTTGAATTGATAGAAATAAATAAAGACCAAAAAAACATAATTAACGATAATAAAAAGATAATCAAAGAAGTTGAAAAACAAGGCCCGGGCTATAAAAATTTAATTAATTTTATAAAAAAAAGAAATGAACAAAAGCGAAAAAATAAAGCAATTAATTAAAGAAAACGCACACCAAAAAGAAAGAATTTTTTTACTTGAAAATGTAATAAAAGACTTTCATAAGAAAATGCACGGCCTTTTAACATTCTGCAAAATTCAGGACAAGCAGACAGAAAATGAAATTATACAAAGCCGTTTTAATAATACTTTTCAGGATGAAGACTAAAAAAAACCAACCGGTTGCAACCGGTTGGAACCGGTTAAAATAGTATAACACAGTAAAAAATTGTATATTTAATAAAATCTAAACAAATAAAACAAGATGAAAAAAGGAAAAAAAGAAACAAACAGCCTTCAAAATACTTTAAATTGGGCTGTTGAATTGGGTGTTGAAATAGCAAAAGACCTTGAAGACAAAAAATTCACCTTTGGCGAAGCTTTAGCACTTTGGGATAATGCAATAAAATTACCTGGAATTATTAAAGGCCTTAAAGATATTCCGGCCGAATGGCTAAAATTCAAAGATAGTGAAGAATATACACAGGCAATTATTCAAGACGTAACTTCAAAAGTTGAAGGTCTTAGTTCTGAAACGTCTGAACAGATCGTAATTCAAAGCATTAAAATAGGTATAGAAATTTCTAAATTTATTCAGCTTTGTATTCAGGCACACCAAGAAAGTAAAAAATAATTATGTCAGGCAAAAAGAAAATTGAAACAATAGAAGAATTTCAGGCAAAAATTCAAGCTTATTTTGATAACCAAAAAGCAGAAAAAAGGCCTTTGACTATTGAAGGTCTTTGTATAGCGCTGGACTTTACAAGCCGTCAAAGTTTGCTGAATTATGAAGGTTATACAGATAAGAATAAAAAGCCATATTTGGACGCTATAAAAAAAGCAAGGCTACAAATACAACAAAGTAAACTTGAAGGCCTTCTTTCAGGCAATTACAGCGCCGCCGGGGCTATATTTGACCTGAAGAACAACCACAGCTACAAAGATAAACAAGAAACGCATTTAAAAATTGACAAAGAAACACTGACAGACGCAGAAATACAGGCACAAATTGAACAGTTTGAAAAGCGTAAAAATAAATAAAAGACAATATTTAGAACTTTTACACGAAAGGGAAAAGAGAAAAGCAAGAAATTGTTTTTTTACCTTCCTTTGTTACCTTTCTCCGCCTGAATTTTCTTTTAGTTGGCACCATGAATATGTTTGCAGCGTTCTTCAGGATTGGATTTTAACAGATAAGCACCCTTTTTTAATGCTTTTTATGCCGCCGCAACATCAAAAAAGTACGATGTTAACGGAATATTTGCCGGCTTGGGCTTTCGGCCAAAATATAAATTATCAGTGCCTTTTAGTAATGTATAACAGCACCCAGGCAAAGAAGCAAAACAGAAAAATACAACGGGTTATACAGTCAGAAAAGTATAAAAGAATTTTCCCAAAAACAAAACTAAATGAAAAAAACGTTGTAACAGCAAGTAAAGAAAGCTATATTAAAAATTCTGAAGAATTTGAAATTGTAGGCGGCCGGGGCTTTTTAAAGTCTGTTGGTGTTGAAGGTGGAATTGCTGGCAATCCGGCCGGCCTGGCTTTTATGGATGATGTAATAAAAAATGTAGCTGAAGCCAACAGCCAAACTTACAGAAACAAAGTATTTGATTGGTATACAGACGAATTAGAAGCCCGGCTTCATAATAATTCTAAGGTTGCTTTTACTATAACCCGAAGACATGAAGATGATCTTGCCGGCCGCCTAATCCTTAGAGATGGTACAACAGAAACCGGCGGCAAATGGAAGGTTTTAAAGCTTCCGGCCCTGAAAGAAGACAACGGCAACAAAGACGATCCGCGCGAAATAGGTCAGGCACTTTTTCCACAATTACACAGCCGACAAAGATTAGAAGAAATTAAACAGAAGCAGCCGCGAACGTTTGCCGGGCTATATCAACAGCGCCCGGCGGCCAAAGGCGGCGACATGATCAAGGGTGAATGGTTTGAAATAATAGAAGAAAACAGGCTTCCTTTTAATATAAATTATGTTACCTGGTCATGTTTTATCGATGGGGCCTGGACAGAAAAAAAGCAGAATGACGAAACAGCCATGTGCTTTTGCTATTTTGACAAAGCGGCAAAAGTTTTGTATATTCGCAATATAACCGGCGTAAGAAAAAAGCTTTCTGATTTTATAGCCTTCTTTTCGGGCTTTGCCCGGCTTAACGGCCTAACAAATGAAAGCTTAATTCAAATTGAATTGAAAGCTTCAGGTTATGCTTTTGAAGATTTGCTTTTAAAATCCGGCTGGAATTGTACCGGAATAAACAACAATTTTGTAAGGCTTGGAAAATTTAACCGTGTTGAAAGTATAGAACCTTTTTTGAGATCGGGCCGAGTTAAACTTATAAAAGGCGCTTGGATTGATTCTTTTATACAACAGGCGGAAGGATTTCCTAACGCAAAGCATGATGATAAGATAGATGTTTTATGCTATCCAATTTTTGAATATTTAATTGAAGGTTCAAACCCTTATATTACACTATAAACAAAAAAAACAAAATGAACTTAATTGAAAAACAGCTTGAAGTTGTGGCTTGGATTGAAAAACAGATTGAAAATTTTAAAGGTTCAGCTTTTGAAATGAAAGACTATAAAAATTATCTGAACATACAAAACAGAATTTTGTACCGGTTAGGATATAGAAAGCCCAGGACAAAAGCAGATAACACACCGCCGAAAATAAACCCTTATAAAAGGCCGGCGGAAGTTGTACCTAAATTAAAAGAAGCAACACAGCAGCAAAAAAAGCAGCAAAAAGAAAACAAGTATTTGAACAAACAAAGACAGGCTGAAGTTTTAGCCCTTTATTATGAAGGCTTAACAATTGAACAAATTTCTGAAAAGCTTTGGATTCATGAAAGTAAAATAAAAAAGGCAATAGAAAAGCCTAATAAAAATTTAATTGCTGACAATTCAAAAACACAGCTTCAACAACTTAAAGAGGAATTGAAATGATAAGTTTTGAATTAAACAGCAAGCAATACAAAACGCCTGAAAGCTGGCAGCAAGTAACATTTGAAAAGTTTTTGAACTACCTTTCAAATGTAGCACCAAAAACGCCGGAAGTTTTAAAAAACCTTTATGAAACTGAAGACCTTGAAAAGGCCTGGAAGAAATTAAAAAAGAAAGACCGGCTGAAATGTTTTGAATTTATGGCTTTATCTGTTGGCTTTTGGGTTAACCTGGACAAAGTACAGATTGAAGAAAGCATGAATTTACAGCAGCTTCAAAAGGCTTTTTGGACTATTGAAATAGACCTTTCAGAAATGAACGCAGATGAAAATTTTACAGGCTTTGAAATTAACGGCAAACAGTACATTTTACCAGCGCAGCACATGGAAGGGTCAACTGTTTCAGAATTTGCCGAAGCTGCCCAATTTCAAGAAAACTTTCAGGAAGTCGAAAACGGGGCCTGGCTTTCTATGCTTGATGTTGTGGCGGTATTATGCCGGCCGCCGGGCGAAAAATACAGCTATAACAAAACAAGGCACGAAACAAGGAAGAAGATATTTAAAAAATTAAGCATGGATAAAATAATAAACGTATCTTTTTTTTTGCTTCGACTAAACAAAGAATTACACAGCAATTTGCTGATTTATTCTCTGCGTCAACAAGTACAACAAAAACAGCAAAAGCAATTGAAAAAACATATGGCTGGTATTTGATTATTAAGCGACTAGCAGAAAGCAAAATTTTTGACATTACAGGAAAAACAAGCATACAAGCAGCGGAAGAAGCAGACCTTTACCAGGCTTTTTTATTCCTTTCTGCCGAAAATGCACTTTCAAAGCTACAAACAACAAAAGAAAAATGAACACCACAATAATACAAATATCAAATATTTTTAACCTAATGACACAGGCAGACAGCCGCTTAAAATTTTATCATTTTGGTTGGCGTTCTGACATTAACAAAAATATAGATAATAATTTCGACCCAGGAAACAGCACAGGCCGACAATTTCCGGCCCTTCATTTTGATATTCCGGATTATTTCGAACCGACACAAGAAGAAAATTATCTAAGCTTCAAACAAGATATTTCAATAAATTTATATTTTGACGATCTGCAAGCATACGACAACAGCGGCAGCCAAATAACAAAGACACTTATTGAACAATGGGCGGACCTGAAGCAAATAGCTGAAGATTTTGTTTGTAATTTAGCCCAGGTTTTAGAATATTATAATATCGGATTCATAAGAACACAACCCAGGTACGAACCAAAAGCGAATTTGTTTAATAATAATTTAATTACTTTTCAAGTTGCTTTTGTTTTGTCGCACGTTGCACCATGCACCCAGGAAGAAAATAAAATTGATCTTTCAGCCTTACCTGAAGAAATAGAAACCGAAGACCTTGAAAATAATTTAAACTTTGTTTAATTTTTAGCAGTGGAACAACAAAATTTACATATTAAAGAACTTTCTGAAATATTAGCAAAGTTTATTTTTGAAAACCTGGTTGAAGAATTAGCCAGGCAAGGCCACAAATTAACAGGCGCACTTGCAAAAAGCTTTGAAGCAAAGATTGAACAACAGACAGAAAGAACAACTATAAAATTTTTAATGCTTTCTTATGGTTTATCTTTAAATAATGGCATAAAGCCGGCCAGGATTCCCTTTACACCGGTGCCGCCTTACAGGGGCGGAACATCTAAATACATTCAGGGGCTTATAAGGTTTGCACAGCTTAAATTTGGGGCCTCAAAAAAGAAAGCAAAAGGTATAGCTTTTGCAATAGCCACAAAACAGAAAAGAAAAGGCTACCCATTGACAAGAAAAACCGGCTTTATTGATAACGTTTTAAGGGCAAATGAAAGGAAAATTGAACAAATAATTGAAAACTTCTTTCAACAGGCAATACAAAAAATGCTTATTGAAAGCCTAAACATAAAGAAAAAATGATACTTCAACAACTAACAAAAAAACAGGCCCAGGCAGCAGCAAAAACTGTAAATGAAAACTACAAAGAAGCCGGCGCAAATGATTCAATTATTTCTGTTTCAGCACAAACAGCAAGCTATTTTGTCGCTACAATTCCGGCCGAAAGATTAGAAGAATTCACAACAGCAGACACAGAAAAACAAAACGACTTTGCAGCAATTACTTCAAAATGTTTCAGCTCTGAACACAAAGATAAAGACTTTGTTTCTGCCTGGAATATTGAATATAATAAAATTTATTAATTATGCCTATTGCACTTTTTCCGCCTTTTGTGGTTTTGCCGGCTTACCGGCCCGTTAAATTTATGGCCTATGTTACACAGCCAGCAGCAACACCGGTTGAAAATGCCGTTGTCGCAATATATAAAAATAGTACTTTAATAGGCACTATAAAATATAAAAGCTTTTTTAATTCAGTGGGCCTTTCGCCGCCGGATATTGATTATTATTTTAATATAGACATACAAAAATATGTTCAGGATTCTTTAGGCCCGGACACCGGGGCGCCTAAATCTTTAGTACAAAATAATTTTGTGATTGATAATACAGACATATACGCTGAATATCATATTGAAATAACTTACGAAAGAATTTCAGCGGCTGGAATTTTGGAAGCTGTGCCGGCTGTTTCAGATACTTCAGCAACTTATAGTATTTTTTCGGCAAGCAGAAAACACCAGGAAATTAAATTTTTATATGACTATGTCGGCAACGTTGCACCCTATACAAAAACAAAATTTTTAACAAAACAAAGCCTTTCTTTGTTGCCGACATTCAAAGACGAAAATCTTTATTTATCTTTCATTCAAAAAGATTCTGTTTTACCTTATGCCGGTTTACGTGTTCAGCTTTTCGATTCTGCTTTTGTTACCTTATATGATGCACTGGCACAAACTTTTTTAACAACAGGATTTAAGCAGATTTCTTTGAACGTTGGCTTTGATCATCTTGCCGGTAAAACTTACGTTCAGGGTGCGCCAAACTTCGCCGACCCATTAATTAAATATTACGCCGTTTCCTTTGGTGAAATGGTTCTTGTTGGCCCTACCTGGGTTTATACAGAAGAAACAGAAGTTGCAATTTTTAAAATAAAAAACGGCTGTTGCGGCCTTCGGGATTTGCGGCTTCATTTTATTAATATGTTAGGCGGCTTAGATTCTTACACCTTCAATAGTGAAAAGCAATTAAGTATAAAAGCAGAAAGCACAGCAGCAGAAAAGGCTTTAAATTATGCCGCCGGAACTTCCGGCCCTGACCTGACAACAGATAGCGGCAGCTTCAAAACTAAAAGCACAGCTTCGAATTCATACAAGGTAAAAAGCAGATTTTTAACAAATGAAAAGGCGGCCTGGCTTTCTGAATTGCTGACTTCGCCGAAGGTTTACGCAGAAATAGAAGGCGATTTTGTGCCGGTAATTATACAAAACAAAGAACAAAAAACTTTTTCACAAGCTGGGAAAATACGCTTTGAAATAGTTGTAAAACTTGCAAATGATTTGATAATTCAAAGGATTTAAACAATGGCTTTAAAGACTGTAATTTTGGGAAGTGGCCACGGTTCTGTTGTCAATGGGGTGTATAATACGCCAGGGAAAAGAAGCCCTGTATTTGCGGACGGCTCGCAGCTTTTTGAAGGCGAATTCAACCGGGCCATAAAGGGGCGGCTTATAGAAAGACTTACAGCGGCAAAAATAAATTATATTGATATAAACCCGGAAACAGAAGATATTTCTTTATCTGAAAGGGTGCGGCGTGCAAATGAAATTAAAAACGCTTTTTATGTTTCTATTCATGCGAACGCCGGCGGCGGCACAGGATCAGAAATTTTTATTGCTGAAAATGCCAGCCGTACAAGTCATTTAATAGCTGAAACGGCCCAGGCAGAATATAAAAAAGTTTTTCCTTCTTACAGATGGCGCGGAATAAAGAAGAAAAATTTTACAATAATAACAAAAACAAGCTGCCCGGCTGTCTTATTTGAATGCTTTTTCATGGACAAAGAAAAAGAATGTAAAGAAATTCTTTTGACTAATGAAGGCCGCCGGAATTGTGCCGCCTGGATATACAACACAATCATAAAAACAGTAAACTATTTATAAAAGTTATGAATAAATACACAAAGCTTTTTATTGATAATACAGAAATAGACCTATACAAGGCCGAAGCTTTGCCGCTGAATATTACAAAAAGAATTAACAGCATTGAAGGACAAACCCAGGGCGATTTTTCAAGGGTTTCTGTAAAAGTGCCGGCAACAAAAAACAATATAAATATTTTAGGAAGGTCTAAAATATACAGGGCTTTTAGAATTGAAGTAGATGGAGCGCCCAGCTTTTCAGGTACGGCACAAATAAAGAAAGGCAAAACTTTTTCAATTGGTTATGAAGCAATAGAAGAAAATTTTGAATTGAACTTAATTTCAAATAATTCTTCATGGTTTGTTTTGCTTGGTAATACTTTACTTTCTGATCTTACCGACCTGGTGAAAACTTTTAATTCTACTAACATTTTAGCCGGTTTTGTTTCAAGCCCTTCAACCCAGGAATTTGCTTTTTTGCTTATTAAATTCAAAGAATGGACAAATAGCACAGGAACGGCGCCAAATATTCAATATCAGCCTTCAATATATGAAAGCACACCGGCGCTTTTTATAAAGCCTTTAATTGTTCAGGCCTTTCAAAATATAGGTTATACAATAAACAGCGTTTTTTTTGCAACAGATTTGTTTTCTAAGCTTGTTTTACCTTTGCCGCTTCCTGAAAAAATGCCCAGGGGCTACAATGATAAATTTTTAAATACCTTTGTTTCTTTGTCTGTGCCTTATTCTGTTGTAGGTTTGGTGAATATGCCTTTTGACACAATAGACACAGCAGCACCACAAAACCCAACAGCATACGACAATATAACAACGCACGAATACACCGCACCCTTATCGGGTTATTATGAATGTAGTATTGAATTAGAGTTTAGCGGAATCATTCCGCCGGCGCCTTATTTTTTTATTATTTATTTGTTTCAAAATGGGTCTTCTGTTGTTCCAAATGTTGGCTTTGCTTTTGATGCTGGCGGCGTTCCGGCTTTTCATCCGGCGGCCGGCGAAAAACTCACAGCTTCAGGCGTTCTTTATGCGGCGGCCGGCGATGTTTTAACCTGGAATTTGTCCGGTTTAAACGTTCAAATAATAGCCGGAAGCGCTTCTTTTATTGGCGAAGCTGTACCTGAAGCCGGTTTTGATATAGACTTTAAATATTTACTTCAGGATTGGTCTTTTTTAGATATGCTCAAAGGCCTGAAAACTATGTTCAATTTAGACTTTGAAACAGACGAATTTTCAAAAGTTGTAACAATAGAACCCAAAGACACATACAGACAAACGGCAAGATACCCGGCAACAGTTGACCAAAAAACAGAAGGCTTTTATAAAACATCTATTCAAAAGGATTACAGCCAAATAATTGACTATAAAAAAGAAGGCGGCTTTGAATTTCCGGCTTTGCCTGGTGTTTATAATTTTCAATATAAAGCAGATTCTTTTGAAAGTACTATTGAATTTGTTGAAGGTTCAAACCCTTTAAAAATATATCAGGCAAATTATGAAATTTTAACAGGCGCCGACCTTTCAAAAACAGAAAAAATTGAAGTACCTTTTTTCGCTAAAACAATTCATGTTTCTGATCACCTGGCAAAATATCCAAATACAAACACAGTTCCACAATTTCCGCTCATATATCCACAAAATTATATTTTAGACCCAACAGCGACAACAGGCCCAACGGCCGAAGATATAAGCCCTAGAATTTTGTATTTTGCCGGACAAAGAACCGGCGGAAGTTGGGCGGAAAATGACGGAACAATAGAACTTTTCGAATACCTGGGAAGCCCGGCAGCACTTCCGGCCGCGTTTATGGTAAATTATAACGACAGCAGCGGATTAGACCCAAACATTGGATTTGACACGCAGACAATAAACAGCATTGAAAGCCCCGGCCTTTTACAAAGCTTTTACCTTTCGCAAATGACCCGGAACGACAGCGGCGAAATTAGAAACAATTATGTGAAATTCAATTCTTTGGATTTTATTAATTTTTCATTTAGAGAAAAAGCCTATATTGATGCACAAAAATACATAGTACAACAGTTAAGCGGCTTCAATCCTTTAAAAGACAGCCCTACAAAATTTGTATTTTATTTAGACAAAACACCCGGAATAGATAATATTAACAACATAGAAAATAACCTACTTAAGGCGGTTGTTTCCTTATTAACATCATAAAAATGGCTGAAAAAATAGTTGGCTTTAAAATAGAAATTAAAGGCCAAAAAGATATAATAAAAGTTACTAAATTAATGGGCCTTTTGAATACTCAATTAATTTTGGTAGCTGGAACCCTGGCAGAAATTTACAACGCTTCAGGAACGGCAGAAAGGCAATTAAAAAAGTTTGGCACAACAGCACAAACAACCGGCGGCGCCATTTCAAAAAGCTTCAAAACCTTTGATAATGGCAATAAGATAGTTAAAAAATTAGGATCGGAATATAAAGAAGTCACAAAAGCCGTAAAAGTTGCCGGCGCTGAATTTAAAGACCTTGAAAACATTAAAGAAAGCGACAGCAAAAGCATTCAGGAACTAATAAACAGAAACAAGAAATTAAAAAAGGTTCTTCAGGATGCGCCCAGGGCCGGGACAGAAGCCTTTGAAAAGCAAAAAAATTCTATTTTAAAACTTACAAAAGAATACGCTAAAAATAACGACGCAATAAAAGCCTTTAGAAAGGAACTAAGAACAGGAACAAAACAAACTGAAATAAGTAAAGGCAGTATTGAAGATATGCGTATTAAAGTGGCAGCACTTAAAAAGCAATATATTCAATTAAGCCCGGCACAGCGCAACAGCATGATTGGCGAAGGCGCCCGGATTAGAAGAAGCCTAAAAAGAACTACTAAAAGCCTGAAAAAACTTGAAGAAGCTGTTGGCGATGGCCGGCGCTCAGTTGGTTTGTATGGGCGTGCAACCCGGAAATTAGGCGGCCAATTAATGCGTGCTTTTGTTGGGCGTTCTATCATCATGGGCGCCATTAATGGGCTGCGAAGAATGGCGGACGGCTTGAAAGAAATAGTTGAAAACAGCGAAGAAACAGAAGGCGTTTTTGGTAAGCTAAAAAAAGCCGGTGCCGGACTTCAAAACAGCCTGAAGAAAAGCGGAACAGCCTTTTTAACTACTTTCGGTAGTGGAATTGCAAAGGTCATTGATAATGTTTCTTTTGTGGTTTCTAAGCTTGTAGGCGGCTTTAATTCACTATCTGAAAGCGGCGGAATTACAGGCGCTATATTTGGCGGCTTAAAAACTTTATTCACTGAATTTCCGGCTATATTTGGCGGAATTACAGCGGCGGCTTCAGAATTTGGCGCCCGGTTTAAAAAAACTATTATAGAAATAGGGCTATCTACTGAAAAGGCAATAATTCAGGCCAAAAGAATTATTGCTCCGCTTGACATAGACTTAATAAAAGCTTTAGATAATGTAAACAAAAGACTTAAAGAAAATGTAATTGCTGAAAAAACACTTTCACAGGCCTTTAAAGATGGGGCGCAAGCTGTCCGGGAAGAACAGGCAGCTTTTAAAAAGCGGAATGATGAAGAAGCGGTTGCTGAAGAAAGAAGGCTAAAAAACATTGAAGCTTCAAAAGAAGCAAAGAAAAAGGCGGCAGATGAAGAAAAGCAAAGAATTAAAGACCTTCAAAAGGCGCAAGATGATCTACAAAAAAGCCTGGAACAGAACGCCAAAGGCCGAGAAAGTTTAATTTTAAAGCTAAATACACAACTTGCACAGCTTGAAGTTGATGCAATAGCCGACAAAAACAAAAAGCTTTTAGCACAGAAACAGCTTGATTTTGAACAGGAACAAACAGAGCAACAGAAAGAAATTGATAAGCTGATTGAAAACGAAAAACAAGCACTTGCAAAGCGTTTGGAATTGGGGAAATTTAGCCAGGAACAAAGGATTGAAATTGAAGCTGAAACAGAATTTCAAATTGAAGCTTTACAAGAAAAAAGCAACGAAATAAAAGAAACACAGTTGCAACAGCATGAAGAAGAAATTGCAGCAATAAAAAAGACAGCAGCGGAAACCCAGGCAGCGGCAGAACAGGCGGCTTTTGATTCTGAAATTGCTGAAACGGAAGCGGAACTTGAAAAAATAGACGCTGTACAAACGGCGGCAGATGAAAAAAGCCTTGCCAAAGCAAAAGAACAGGAAGAAAAGAAGGCTGAAGTAAGAAAACAAACAACGGCGGCAATAATAAACGCCGTAAATGTCACAATACAAGCAATTGCCGACATTTCAGCGCTGGCTTTTCAGGCGGAAAATGAAAGGTTTGAACAGGCAATAAACAACAGAAAGGAAAATATTACAAAGCTTAACGAAGACCTTCAAAGCGCAACCGGATTACAAAAGAAGTTTTTACTTCAGCAAGTTCAGCAAGAAGAAGAAGCACTTAAAAAGGAAACAGAAAACAGGGAAAAAGCCCGGAAGAAACAAGCCGAAACACAGAAAGCGATCGCAATAACACAGGCAATTATTGCCGCCGCCCTGGGTATTGCGAACGCCTTCACACTTCCGCCGCCGGCTTCATTTATAGCAGCGGCAGCCACAGCCGTAGCAACAGCCGTACAAATTGCCACTATTGCAAGTCAGAAATTTGCAAAAGGCGGAATCTTACAAGGCCCGGCACACAGTGCCGGCGGAATACAGACAGCCTTTGGCGAATTGGAAGGTGGAGAAGCTGTAATTAATAGAAAAAGCACCAAAATGTTTAAGCCTATTCTATCAGCCCTGAACAGGGCCGGCGGCGGCAAGTCTTTTGCAGATGGCGGAATATTGGGCGAAGTATTAACAGCGCCACAAGGCGGACAGATAAGCGGAATTAATACAACTTTTCAGCAATTTCTTCAGGCTTCACAGGACAAAACAAACGCAATAAACGCACGTATTGACAGGCTGCAAGTTGTCCAGGATTTGAACAACCTACAAGATTTGCAAGATAATGACAGCACTTTAAACACTTTAACAACTTTATAAAATGGCTATAAATCACAGAATACCGCCGGAAATATTCAAAGATATTATTGAAGTAATTGAACACATTGAAAAGTTTTTGCCTTTCTGCCCTTCAAAACATCAAACATATTTGTTTGAAGTATACAATAAATACATAGCACCAAAATATGATCAACAAAAAGAAACTTGCGGCGGCTGTCGTGCTTTGGTAATTGGCAAAATGCGAACACTGGCCCGACAATGGAAACAACAAGAAACGAATTTATAGAAATATTACTTTTACAATTCAATGAATTTTGCAGCCGGGAAAAGCAGCCGGCCACAAATGAAAATTTTGTGCGTTATATTGTAAACAGAAATATAATAAAAGACATAACTATAAATCGTTTTGTTGTTATTTCAAAATATCCTGAAGCACTTCAAGATAATTTTGGAATTAAACGCTTTGCTATTTGGCAGCTTGAAGAACAAGTAAGCGTAAAAGAAAGCACTATAAAAGTAATATTAAAAAGATTTCAAAAAGCTTTCAGGTTCAAAAACCGACTGATTCCCAAAATACAACCAAAGCAAGAAGAAAAATAGAATATATTTGTATTATGAAAAATTATACTTTCGAGCATACAACAAAAAATGAAGCTAATATTTTGATAAACGGCGAAATAGATGCCTTTTGGAATGTTGGCTTGTTGGAATTAACGCAACAGTTAAAAGAAAGCAAAGCTGAAAAAGTAAACATTCAAATAAACAGCCCCGGCGGCAGCGTAACAGAAGGCGCCGCAATAGCTGCCTTTTTAAAGGGTTACAATAAGCCGGTTAATACTTCAGGCTTTGGCCTTGTGGCTTCTATTGCTACAAAAATTCTTTTGGCCGGTGATGTTGTAAGCATGGCAAAAGGTTCTTATTTCATGATCCATCAACCCTGGGCGGCAATAGGCGGAGAGGCCGAAGATTTGCGGCAGACAGCCGGGCTTTTAGATAAAATGAAAGCGGAATTAATAGATGTTTATTTTCAAAAGATTTATGAAAACGGGCGGCTTATAGATGGATCAGAAGAAAAGACAAGAAAGCAGCTTGAAAAGTGGGTTAAAAATGAAACCTGGTTTACAGCTTCTGAAGCTTATGAAGCCGGCTTTATAGATAAAGTAACTGAAGGTGTTGAATTTCTGAATAAAAGCAATTATGAACATATATACAACAGCACGAAGAATTTTAAAAATGTGCCTGTTGTT